TCCAATCAATCAAACTTTTCAATACGGATGGGGCACATCAACTTACGGTGCATCTACCTGGGGTACAGCGAGAACTTCCTCACAACTTATTTTAGATCCTGGCTCTTGGTCTCTGGATAATTTTGGAGAAAAATTAATTGCTACCATTCATAATGGTAAAACTTTTATTTGGGATCCGAGTCTTGGTAGTCCTTTAACCAGACGAGCAGTTGTTGCTCCAGGAAACCCTACTAAATCTGTTATGTCCATTGTATCTGATCGAGATCGACATTTAATTCAATTGGGAACTGAAACTACTATTGGAAGTAGTACAACCCAAGACAGAATGTATCTTCGCTTCTCAGATCAAGAAGATGAAACAGATTATGTTCCTACTTCTACTAATACGGCTGGAACAATGTATCTGGATCAAGGCAACAAAATTGTAGGAGCGGTGCAGGGTAAAGACTATATTTTAATTTTAACCGATACGGCAGCGTACATTATGCAATATGTAGGCCCCCCTTTCACTTTTAGTATAAGACAGGTTGGTTCAGATTGTGGAGCGATTGGCCAACATTCTATTGTATATGCCAATGGAGTAGTGTTTTGGATGGGTGCTACTGGTGGATTTTTTATGTTTGATGGCTCTGTTAAAACCGTTCCTTGCTTAGTAGAAGATTTTGTATTCACGACTCAAGGAAATAATCTAGGAATTAATTATGACACTGGAAGCGAATTAGTCCAAGGAGGACACAACGCTTTATTTAATGAAGTCTCTTGGTTTTATCCTCAAAATTCAGTTGATCAAATCAATCGAACCGTAACTTATAATTATTTGGAACAGGTTTGGACAACAGGAACTTTAGATAGAACCAGTTGGGCGAATGCAGATATTTTTGATTTACCTTTTGCTACTCAATTGGACGAATCAAACCCTCCGGATTTTCCTACTATTAATGGAGTTAGTAATGGACGAAGTGTTTTATATGAACAAGAAACAGGAACTAATCAGATCCGTAGTTTTACTACTGGAACTGTGACGACCGCTATTTCTTCCTCTATTAAATCAGGAGATTTTGATTTGGATGTAGACGGAGATGGCCAATATTATATGAGTGTCAGAAGATTTATTCCTGACTTTAAAAATCTTAATGGTACTGCTAACGTAACAATTTATTTGCGTAGATTTCCAAATGACACAGCTACAAGCTCCCCGTTAGGACCTTTTACTGTGTCTACATCTACTCAGCAAGTTTGGACACGAGCACGCAGTCGTTTAGCTAGTTTCGAAATATCTGCTGATGAGTTGAATGGCACTTGGCGGTATGGTTTATTTAGATTTGATTCACGACCAGATGGAATGCGCTAATGGCTAAAATTACTGTAAATATTCCTGAACCTGCTGAAGAGTATGATGTTTCTAATTCAAGACAGCTTCAAGAAGCTTTAACGACTTTTAAAAATCAATTAAATACTTCCTATCAGAAGGATTTAAAAAATGAATCGGAAGCTTTAAACTTTTTTCTATTATGAGTATACAATATAAAAATGCAGGGTTTGATTTAACCACTACCAATCTGACTACCTGTCTAACAATGGATACTGGTTCTAGAGCTATTATTCAAAATGTTCAATGCGTTAATACTTCAACGGCAACTATCATTGTAGAGTCTAAATTTCTAGATGATTCAGCCTCAACTACTTATCAACTTAGTACCGAATCACTATCGTCTGGAACGACTACTAACATAGCATCGGGTGTTTTAATTCTTGAAGAGAGTGATGCTTTAAAAATACAATGCGGAGCGACAGCTAATGTAGCTAAAGGTGTAATATCCTATGCATTAATTAATCGTAGCGACGAAAATGGTTAAACCAAAATATGGATATAGCCATGTTAAACACAAACATAAAAAAAGAGCTGGACGTCATGCTAAAAAACGTAGTAAAAGGCTCTGTAAGATAAAAAAAACGAGAGGACAAGGATGAAATATAAAATGATTGATGGAAAGCAGGTTCCTGTTTTACCGGCTAAAGCTGTCGAGATTGTTAAACATAAAAAAACAGGTAAGGTCTATGCATCTAAGGAGGAATTTGATAAAGATGTTGCGGATCCTAAGACGAGCACTACAAAAGAAGATTTTCGTCAGGATCTACAAGTAACAGTTGCATCTTTGTCTGTGTTGGGTAAAACCAAATAATGTTACCTTACGGTGGGACCGAAATTCAATATGATTACTTACGTAAATATGGCAATAGGAATCTTATTGACTTAGTCCAGATCACTACTTCAGTACCCGAAAAAGAGCCCCTTCACCCTCTTCGCCCTAATATTCTTTGGATTAAAAATTCATACGATCAACCTAATCTTGCTCCTTGGTTTACTAAAAAGGAAAATCATAAAAAATATGACTGGTATGTTTTCAATTCCCATTGGACATATGAAAAATACAGATACTTTTTCAATGTCCCGGATACCCGTAGTGTAGTTATAAAAAATGGAGTTGATTATGACCAATTAAAAATAAAAAAAGATTTTACCTACAAAGAACCTTTAAGACTGATTTATTTCTCAACCCCATGGCGGGGACTAGATGTTCTTCTCAATGCAATGGAACTTTTAAAGGATGAAAAAGATATTGTGTTAGATGTTTATTCCAGCACTATTATCTATGGGGATGGTTTTCATATAGAAAATGAACCTAAATTTCTTAAGCTTTACGAACGTGCTCGAGATTTAAAAAACGTAAACTATAAAGGATATTTATATCATGACGAATTAATGGGAAAATTAAAAGAGTATCATATAAGCGTTCATCCCTCGACCTTTGAAGAAACTTTTTGTATTTCGGCAATGGAAGCTTTAGCTGCAGGCTGTATGCTAATAACCACGAATCTCGGGGCTATCCCAGAGACCTGTGCCGAATTCCCAATTTATATCCCTTATTCAGCAGATAAAAAACATTTAGCAGCCCAAACAGCTGAATCAATTAAACAAGCTAAAGAAATTCTAAGCAAACAGAACCTAAGTCAAAGCTTGAAATTTCAGCAACAATACTATAAATATTATTACGACTGGAAAGTTATTGGAGCTTTCTGGGATCGATTTTTACAAGGAGCTGTGCATGCCAGACGCAAAGAAAAAAACCTCGAAAGTTAATGTTTTAACACGAGATAAAAGTGAAGAAAAAAGAGATAAGAAAGTAGAAGCCCTTAAGAAATCTGAGGGATTAATGGTGTGCACTCCTGTTCATTCTGAAGTTTGCTTACATTATATGAAATCCTGTTTGGATTTACAAAAAGAATGTCTTTTAAACAATACCAGTATTACTTTTCAGCTTATGAAAAGCAGTCTAGTGACTCAAGGACGAAATCTATGTGTAGCTGCCTTTATAAGCTCTAAATGTCAGCAGATGTGTTTCATTGATGCTGACATTGCTTTTTCAGTACGTTCTATTTACCGTCTCTATGAATGTCCATATGAAGTAACTTTGGTTCCTTACCCTATGAAAACTGTAGATGCTAATAAATTTAGAAAGGATGATATTAAAAGACCGAGTGATCATCCCGACACTAAAGGTTATATCTTTCCTGTCGAACTTATGGACGTGGATAATGTTAGTATGAATAAGGGGTTCGTGGAAATAAAAAAAGGTCCCACAGGATGTATGATGATTAAACGTAGTGCTTTTGACAAACTAATGAAAGCTTATCCCGATCTTACTGTAAAACAAAAAACGATGGTCAATGGAAAGATGGTTGATCGTCCTAATTATTATAACTTTTTTGATACCTATTATAGTAAGGAAACCAAGCTATATTTAGGGGAAGACTTCAATTTCTGTAAGTTATGGACAGCTATTGGAGGCAAAATATACGCTTTAGCCGATGAAGAGATCTCTCATGTAGGAGAAAAAATGTATTCTGGAAAATTATTGCAAGAACTCGTTAAAACGTCACCTGAGCATATCCCTTTGGGATCGAATGTAAGTTTAAAAAAATGACCTCTTAGTTTTAGCCAATTCAAACTTTGCATCCCATTATATCCCACTCTCACTAATCCCTACAGTATTGATAAGACGCCTATATAACGTTAAAATGGTAATTACTTAAGTATTTATTATGGATCCAATAACACTAGCATTGGCCACGTTTGGCATACAGAAATTACGAGGAAAATCTACAAAGCGCTCATTCCGAGACGCTCTGATTGCTGGAGGTATTGGTCAAGTGGCTGGAATGCAAGGATGGGGTAAACAGATGGGTAAATTTGCTCCTCAAGCTTTTGGTCAATTAGGTACCACTGGGATGGCAACAGGTGCTAATGTTATACAAGGGGCAACTCTAGGACAACAATTTGGAGCAACTCTTCCAGTAAAAGCAGCTTCATGGGCGATGGGTGATCCTGCAGTTGCAAAAACAGCAACAGAACCAGGAAAAGCAGCAACAGGAATTCGAGGCTGGAGTACAGGAGCTAAACTCGGAGCTGGATTAGGGATCGCAACTTTGATGGAAGGCGATGAAGATATGCCCAAACCACCATTCACAGAACAAGATTACAAAGACGCTTATGCCAAGCAATCAAAATTAACAGCAGGATTAGGAGATGCCTTCCAATATACTCCTTCTAACATGATGTATTACGGAGGACCTCAAACGAGTGATATCTATCAGTATCAAAAAGGGGGATTAGCATCCATTCAAAAATTTGCTACAGGTGGAGTAAGCTATTTACCTTCCAAAATTGATCACGACGAAAAAGACACCAATAATTATATCCGAGCTACTGGGCAGATTGCCGATGGTACGGGAAGTGGCGATAAAAACAAAGATACTATTTTAGCTCAACTTGCCGATGGCGAATTTGTTTCTCGATCCGATGCTATTTTAGGGGCAGGTCTCATTGAAGGAGCTGCACCAAATTCTGAGGACGAAATGAGAAAAAAAGGAGCAGCATTCTTTTATAGTCAACAATCTAAATTTAAAAGAATATTTGATTTATTAAATGCTAGCAAAAAAACAAAACATTAAACAAGGAGTAGAAATTTTATGGATTAAACCTAAGGAATTGGATAGATACTGGTCTCTAGTTCAATTCATGATCGCTGAAGGATTACAATTTGACGGAAATCCTATGGATATAAGCGTTATGAGAAAATTTATTGAAACTGGAGAATATCAACTCTTTATGATGTTTGGTTCTGACGATGGAGAAAAACATAAAGTGTTTGGTTGTTTTATTACCAGACTTTTACAATTGCCTAAGTTTAAACAAGTTGAAGTTATTTTACTTAGAGGAGAAAAAAGAGAACTTTGGCAAGAGAATGCAGCAAGAATGATAGAAAAATTAGGAAAAGATAATGGATGTAAACGTTTAGCGGTCTTAGCAAGACCAGGCTGGAAGAACTTTTTAGAACCTTTCGGCTGGAAAGTTAAACGCTATTTATATCAGAAGGATTTAATATGAGTTTTATATTCGGCGGTGGGGGTGGCGGTGGCAGTCAAGGACCTACTAGCGGTACACAAGTTTCTATAGCTCGAGAAGCCCCAGAAATTGAAGCACGAAAATTATCGCTTTATGATCAGGCTTTAAAATTAGCACAGAGCCCCGTACAATTACCCGCTTATCAAGTTGCAGCCCCTCCTCCTTTACAACAAGCAGGATTTGGATTAGCTGGACAAACAGGAGTAGGTGCTGGAGCTTTAACGAGCGGACTCGGTGCATTAGGAGGAGCTCAAACGTTGGCAGGACAAGCTCCAACAACCGCGGGTCTCGCTCCTTATATGAATCCTTATCAATCTTATGTAACTGATGAAATTAATCGTCAAGCTGAGATGAGACAAAATCAATTAGGTGCCGAAGCGGTTCAATCAGGAGCTTTTGGTGGAGCAAGACAAGGAGTAGCTTCAGCAGAACTCGATCGAGGAAGACTTAATCAAATTGGACTTTCTCAAGCGGGTGGATTTTCACAAGCTTTAGGAGGATATCAAAGGCAACAACAATTAGGAGCTCAAACAGGATTACAAGCAGCTCAAGGCTATGCAGGTTTAGGACAAGCCCAACAAGGAATGCAACAACGAGACATTGGAAGCTTATTGCAAGCGGGGGGTATCCAACAACAATTAGGTCAACAAGCTTTAGAAGCTCAACGTATGACAACGATGACTCGAGCATATGAGCCTTATCAAAGATTAGAATTTATGAAAGGTCTCATGACCAATCTACCAACAGGCCAGAGTGCAATGACAGCAACCATGGCTCCCGGAACCAATCCATTTGCTCAAGCAGTCGGAACTGGTATTGGAGCTTATGCTGCCTATAACATGGCTAATAGACCACAAAGCAATATTAATATCGGCCAACCGTACAGCCAATAGGATAACTTATGAATGATCCCGTCTTAAACCGCACCCTGTTTAGGCATCAAGCTCAAATTATCCATAACAAAATTCCTAAGTTGCTAGAGGGAGGAGATGCTTGGTATAAACTAGGTCAACAATTCACAGAAAAACAGAAGGCGGCTCAAC